GATGCTCGACTTGATGCCATAGTTCCCTCGAGGGGGGATTGTCTCTGTACGGGTGCTGGTGTATATGCTTGATTTTTTAAATCAAACTCAAGTTGCTTGTTAATGTGAAGATTCTTACTTGTTTCAACTGTTAATGATTCATTTGTATCCATGTTCTCAAATAAAGGTGAATCTGGTAATGGATCTATCTTCGCATCTTCAATATAACTAGACGCATTAGACAGTGATGTTGTGATAGAAGAAGGTACATCATCCACAACTTCATCCATGGAATCTACATTAGGTGTGTAGCTAGTAATATCAACATCACTTAGTGTAGTTTCTTTAGAATTATTACCAATCATTTCTATATCAGATAAAGACTTCATATTTTCTATTGATTGTTTTGGATTGAACATGTCATCCTCGTCAACTTTATTGAAACCAAATTTTTCCATTTTATCCCCTCTCAGCTAATTTTTGTTGTATCTTCATATTTTCTTCTACTAGCGATGCCCTCAGTAATGCCAAGTAAATTTCTTTTTCCCACGGCATTAAATTTTCTAACTCGGTCAAACTGTACTTATGATTGTGCATAAGTTGAAAATTTAATATGTAAAAATCAGTTAAATTCATATGGCTGAGGGCAAGCAAAAAAAATCAAACAGCCCTCGAATAAGTAATGTTTTCTCTTCTCCCAATTGCGTTTGATACTTTACTCTGTGTTCGTGTCGAACAACTTTATCGTTTTCTTTTATTATCTTATTGTAGTCTGCTGGTAATAAATTATCCAATATTTCATTTTTTTGTTTAGTATTCAGTGATTCGCAGTCGATTACTTCGGTTTGAGTTTCTAACTTGGACATTAAGAATACAATTTCATCAAATTTAGTTTCAACAAAGGAAAAGCTTTTCTTAAAATCACCAAATGTATATTCTTTGAGTAGTATCTTTTTTGATCCAGTTAACGAAATAGTTTTTTTCTTGCTCAAGTTGGTTGTACATATATCATTTAAATCTAAGCTTACCTTTATCTTTTCTTTTGTTTCTGGACAGTTAAAATTTAAATCAACAACTTCACCTATTGATTTTTTTCTCAATTCCAGAAAAATATGCTCAACATCAACTAGGGGTAAGCTGTCAATTTTTCTTATGTTGCAACAAGAACTAATGATATTTTCTATCGCAGAAAGTTGATCTTTTCTATCTCCGTTTTGTTTGGAAAGTAATAGTATTTTTTCTTCTTTTACTAGAAAGGGTCTGTACTTTACCACCTTACCAGACGACGGTAATTTTGTTTCATATTCCGGTATTTCAGATTGTAATAATGTTTTATAATTGGTCATCTATATTCCTATCACTGTCCAGGCATTTGAATTGTTTGTCCATTGAGTAAAACTTCAAATTTTCTATATCCAAAGTTAGCACTAAAAGTAAACGGTACTATTTCTTCCACAGGTTTTAGATCTATAGGATAAAGAACTCGTGGGTAAGCTTCATAAAATATAACCTCTATATCTGGTTGCTCTGAATCATATCCAATTCGAACATGAATTTTAGATGCTGATGTACCCTCTTGATAAAAAAAGTTGGGTCCATTATCTGTTGCGAAAAATTCACTCCATCGATTTACAAGCTCATATGGACTACCATTGATATTTTTAGACATAAAGAAGTTTATGAATAAACCTTGAATATATGTTTTTCTTTCTGGGATATACTTAATTGGACCAGTCACATCTCGCTGTTCAATCGTATTAACATCGAAACCCGGTAAGGTAGCTGAAAATACTGGTAGTCGTGTAATATTACCAACGGGCGAAAACAAATCAACTATAAATTGATTTTGTTTCAAATAACCATTATTAAAAATTCCCTGAGCTAATTCTGTTGTTGGATTGAGTGGCATGTGTTATGTTCCTTTGAATAAGTCTTTTTCTGTGAGTATTTTAAATTTCCATCCTTTATCTGAGCAAAATTTATTAGCAGATTTCCATTTTTCTTGGTTAACTGCATATGTTAATATTTCGTTTTGGAATGTTCTTGCCTTTTTCTTTCCCTTTTTAGGTTCAAGTGTTTGTTTATATGGTTTAACTTCTATTAGAAACGTATTAACTTCATTATCATGTCCCTTTATTTCTGCTATGAAATCTGGGTAGTAACGATGCATTTTCTTNTCAACTGGGGATAAATAAGGAACTATAATCTCNTCACTTCCCCATCGTATAACATTCTGGTTGTTATCCATGTATTTACACATTTTTCTTTCCCACGATGATCTACAAATAATCTTCGATGGATCACCGAGATATTTCTTTGTATTCTTGGGATTAAATTTTGTTTTATATGCCATTACATTTCCCCAATATATATATTGGTAAGGGAGAATTAAATGGCCACAAATGCAATTGCTTGGGGTACCCCGGAGACGGTAGAGGCTCCATATTGGATGTTATTTTCTTGTCATAATTATAGTAAGTTTTTTCAGGATAGAGCACCTTTAAATCAGCTATTGGGTGAAATTTTACTTCCGGGAACAATTGTTTCTCGTGGTACGATGAATCGATACAATGATGATGCTCCAATCCAAGAAGGATTTCAGCACCTTAGAAACGCACTAGGAAATAAAACCGGTGTTAGTGGTAAACAGAATCTCGAAGATGAACTCAGGAATGTGACGGAGGGAGTCGCCCAACAAACATTCAATGATACATTTGGTAATATGCAACAAAGTCAAGGTAGAATTGACCTTCTTACCAGTGAATCTGTTTATATGGGTGCTTCACGAAGAAAATATCAATTAAACTGGAATTTAAAAACAGTTGCAAGTGTCGCTAACAGTGAATTGGCAGCCCTTATAGGAAACACGTTCGAATCACTTTCTATGCCATCACCTCTACTCACTAGCGGTAATCTCATAGATGCAATATCTAGAATGAATCATCCACCACTATGGCAGCTATCTGCTTGGGATGCAAGAAACAATAGTAACCAAACTGGATTTTGGTTGGGTCAACCCAAGCCATGCGCTTTGGTAGAAGTCGCACATGGAATAGACACATCCAGATTTTACAGAACAGAAAATGCCTATTATCCATTTTCGTACAATATAGGATTAACCTTTGTAGAAATTGAAGGTGTGTTCAGAGATCCAGATGGTGGAATCATAAGCAGATCGGAATTGTTCAACAGACTATGACATACTTCAATTACTTACCAAAAATTAACTATACCTTTCCAGATGGCACATCAAAAACTGTAGTTGACATTTATAAACGTGGACATATAAAAGAGCAAGATGGGATTTTTGATAAAATCTTAATTAAGGGTGGACAAAAACCAGAGCGTCTTGCAAATAATCTATACGAAGATCCAAATTTGTTTTGGCAGATACTATATGCTAATAATGTAATATCAAGAAATGATTGGGGATTAACTGATATAGAAATAAGTGATCTGTTTGCAAACTACTATAAGGGCTTCTCTTTTCATGTACTTGCAAAACCAGAACTGACACTACGACGAGGGGATATCATCACGGTAGCTACATCAGGAGTGCCAGTAAACCCTAACGAATGGGCTATTGTTGATACATATGAACCAATCACAAGAAAAATAAATTCTCTTTACTTTACCGATGACTTCTTTACTTCACTAGAAGGTAGCGAAATCTTTATATGGAGACTGAGGAATGAAAATGTCGATGGTGATTTTTCTGATAGAATGGTTCAGATTTTTTCGTCCTCCAATATTGATTCGACATTTATTGTAAAGAAAATATCATCAATAGAAGCATCATTGCAACAATTTAAAAATGCGAGTGTAGAACAAGTAATATCTCCATACAGAGAAACCGATGGTACAACACTTATAGACACATGGGAATTTGAATTTACTTCAGAATCTACTACTCTAATAACAAAATACATAAATGGAAATGAATTACCCAATAACATATCTACAATTAATGTGCGTGATTATTTGGTAAATAATGAAATCCAAAAACGTGGGGTTTTTGTCCCCAAGAAAACTATTACAGCAAATATAACAGATGCCTTTCGTATTGTGCTTAGTTCAACAAATGCACTTTCAACGTATGGTTCACTAACTTCTGTATCATGAGGGTATAAAATATGGCAGATAGCAAGGGCGACATTAAATGGCATGAATTTAAGATAAATGGATATGACATATCAACAGATCCGATGTTTCCATTTATATACAACGGTATGAACATAGAGCAATCTTTGTTTGAGGGTGGTGTTCGTGGAACTGTTATGTTGCGGGATGTCGATCCTATTGATTCATATGGAAATAAAATTCCATCAATAACACCATATCTAAAAACTGGTGGAAAGTTAAAAATGGCATTTTCAACGCCAGATGTAGAAGACTCGTTCACTGAACTACAATTTTATATCACATCAATACAGTTGGTTACGAATCAAGTGCCTGGATTGTACCTACAGATGGGCGAATCAATGAATAGACTATACCAAGTTGATTTCACCTCATATGAGGATGCTCAGGTTTATCCAGAAGATAGAGAGTTTGGTGATGATGAGTGGGTAGGAACTATAGATCAATACGTATCCGACGAATTAGCCCCGAATTATTTTGATGGTAAACCATACGATTCACAAGCATCTAACAGACAAACGACAGCAAAAGAACCCATGGAAGTGGATTCAACTAGAAACTGGGTTTGGTTACGTCCTCGGTATTT